CAAAGTATTCATGCAGATGTTTCTTCAGGTCTTCGCGTAGCTAGTGGTTTTCATAGTGCTAGAATTTTCTGCGAGAGCATGTCTGAGAATAAAGCTAAAAAAGAATTATTAAATTTAAACACTAGATGTTCATCTTACTTTAAGAAGCCTATAAGTGGCGGAAGCTATGTTAAATTCAATAAAGATGGGTTTGTTGAAGGTAAAGGATATAAATTTTACTCTAATGAAGATAATGAAATCCACGAATCTAAGAAAATACTGAGTCACGTGTTGTTATTTGAACAATTTATTAATAAAGACTAAGCTCAACAATCAAAGATATATACAATATGAAAACATTTAATAAATACTTAGTAGAGGAAAAGATCACAGAAAATGACATGGATGTTCTTAAAGAAAATCTACAGTCTGAGTGGACTCCTGAATTAGAATCTAAAATAGATGCCGCTATTGAAGAGTTTTGTAAAACATATCAAAACGAAGACGGTACTTATAATTTAGACAAACTAAATGAAGAGATGACTAATGAAGGTCTTTTAGGTTCTATTATTGGTGGTTTAACTGGATTTGCTTTAGGAAAATCAGTTGGTAAACTATTAGCTAAGGTATTAGGTATACAAAAAGGTATATTATTTGATTTGTTAACCTCAAGACTTGTAGGTGCTGCATTAGGAGCTAGTCTTGGTAAAAGATTCTAAATGAATTACGTTTCAGTAGATTTTTCTTTAAATTCCCCAGGTATTTGTATTTTTAATACAGAATCCAATACACACCATTATATAAGTTACGTTAAACCAGGTTTAGGTACTAAGAAGGAACAAAAACTTCAGGAAGATATTAGCCTACTAAGTGACGTTACATTAGTATACCAACCCGATTGGAAAACTACGTTTGGTGATTATTCTAAGAATGAGTTAGCAAAGGTTAGAAGGTATATGGCAACTGCTGATCAAATTATCAATATTATTTTAGGAATTACTAAAACTAAGAATGATTATATTATTGCATTTGAAGGAACTTCTTATGGTTCTAAAATGGGAACAAACAATATAATTGATATGGCCGCAGGTGCCGCGATCCTTAAAGAACAGATGATTTCTCAACTTCACGTTAAAGATATATTAACTGTTGCACCTACCACAATTAAGAAGTTTGCTGGCAAAGGTAATATGAATAAGCTTCAGTTGTTTGAGGCATATCAACAAAATGTGAACGATGACCCAATCTTGGCTCAAAGTCCCCTGCATTCTATGATTAAAGATCTTGAAATTGGGAAAAAGATCCCGAAGCCGTTAGACGACCTAGTCGATGCATATTTCTTGGTTACATACGTTTCAAACCCCTCCACCTAATCTTTCCTCCAGACTTAAATAACATTTGTTATATGCACGTGTAGAAAAACTGTTTCATTTTTTTGAAATAAATTTTTAATTTAGTCTCCATGAAACAATAGAGAACTAAGATATATAATAAGTATAATAATTAAAGTAGAAATTACATGTTAATTACTGTAGACTACCTTCGTCTAGTGGAGATTCTCAATAAAATGGTTGCAGCGAACCAGCTTACTGAAAAGGAAGCGTCAGAGTTACTCAACAAGTCAGGACTGATTAAGTTAGAGAACAATAGATGGAAGGAACCAAGTGGAGCAGTTTTAAAATTTAGTTGAAACATTTTTTATTTATACATTATAAGGTAACGAAAGAACATTAAAGTAATTTCAAGTATTAAACAATTAAACAATTTAAAGGTATTATGAGCGAATCATTTGACATTTTTAACTTGGGCGTAGAAGACGTAGAAACGCATCAGCCCGAAAGAACAACAGTAAACGAAGTTTACAAACCAACAGCCGATGACGGCAAAGACGGAACTTATAAAGCACTAATCCGCTTCGTTCCAAATCCAGAGAATCCAAGAAATTCTCTAATTCAAAAATACGTACACTGGCTAACAAACTCTAGTGGTGACGGTAAATTGGTAGATTCACCATCTTCAATCGGTGAAAAATGCCCAATTGCAGATGTATTCTGGAAACTGAGAAAATCAGATTCAGCAGTAGATCGCAAGTCATCAGAGAAACTAAAAAGACGTCAACAGTACTATTCTCTAATTAAAATTATTAAGGATCCACAAAATCCTGAACTAGAAGGTACTTACAAAATCTTCAAATTCGGTTACAAGATCAAAGAAAAGATCGATGCAGAATTGAAGCCAGATTTTGGTGAGCCAACACAAGTGTTTGACTTGTTTGAAGGTAAGAACTTCGAATTGATCATTACTCGTCAAGGTGAGTACAATAACTATGACAAGTCTAAGTTTTCTGCAAGTACTTCTGCTATTCTAATGGGCGATGCTCCAGCAGAAAGAACTAAAGAAACTATGACGGCAATTAAGGCTGAGCTAGAAAACGCTCCATCTCTTGTAAACTATGACTATAAGGCATGGGACGAAGACACTAGAGCTTTTGTAAACGATGTACTTCGCATGTACTTAAACCCTGGTGATTCTATTTCAGCAGTAACAAGCAGTGCTAAGTCTACTCCTAAAAAAGCTACTACTTCTAATAACACTACGGCAACAACTGTAGTTGAAGCTGCAGCTCCAGTCGCGACAACTTCAACGACAGAATCTCCAACTTCAGCTGTTTCTACAGATGATGATCTTGATTCTTTCTTGAATGACCTCGACATCTAATAACATAGAGCTTACACAAGAGCTTAAGGAAAGGATAGAGTACGCACTTATACAAGTAACTACTCAATCACATACAAATCCTAATAAGCAATCACTAAAGGGCATGCATGGGCGAATAACCTTAGCATGCCCTTATTGTGGTGATTCCCACAAAGATGATACTGCAAAACGTGGTAATTTATTTTGGGATACACTACAATATCACTGCTATAACTGTGGCCATCATACTAATTTACACACCTTTTTAAAAGATCATGATATTCGCTTGAGTAAAAGTGGAGATTCTTTTACAGTAATTGACTATATTCAACAGAACAAATTACAGGTGCGTACAGAGAATGTATTAAAACCTACCCTGTTTGAAGATATACAAAAACACGCAATAGGCATTGATACATTTAAAGCTAAGTTTAAAGCTAAGTCAATTGAACCGGGTGATTGGATATGGTTTCAGCTTAAAGATAGATTGTTGCATAAAAAATTAGATGAATTTTTATATTCAGCAAAAGAACATCGCCTTTGGATTTTAAATCTTAGTACAGATAATAAAATCATTGGCGCTCAAACAAGAAGGATGAAAGGATATGGGCAAAGATACCTTTCATATGATTTACCAAAGCTATATGAAGAAATGGGTCAGCCTCTTCAGATAAGTGAATCAGAATCTAATCAGCTTGCAAAGATTTCTACACTGTTTGGCATTATGAAAGTTACATTTCAAAGGCCAGTTACATTGTTCGAAGGACCACTAGATGCTAAGTTTATGTCAAACTCACTGGCATTAGCTACCGCTGGAAGATCTACAGATGAATTTGATGAAATAGAAACTGTAAGATATATGTTCGACAATGACGAAACAGGTAAGAAAAAAATGATAGAAAAACTAAAGAAAGGCAGACCCGTATTTATGTGGTCTAAATTTCTAAAGGACAGTAATTTAGATACATATAATATCAAAGATCTTAATGATTTGATGATTAAATGTTTTGAAATAAAGTCTGACGCATTTAAAAACATTAATAATTATTTTACATCAAGTCAATTAGATCTATGGTACATTTAGAAGAAATTACAAATATGGTTGATAATAACCTAGAAGATTTTTATAATGACAGAGACCGCTTTAAGGGGTTTAAATTGCTAGTTGATTTTAACGAAGCAGAAATTCCTGATGAGCCAGAAACACCTGACATGGAATTTAGTAAACCTAAATTTAAGAAGAGACAAACCACTTCTAAACACATTAAGTCTAATCCCAACAAAAAATCACTATTTTAAATGAGTAAAGAAAAAATATTAGCATTAGACGAAAAGTTAAGTTCTCAAAGGGCTAGTTGGTCACAAAATATTAAAGATCTTGCTAGATCTCTAAGATCTATTAATGCAATGGAAGAAACTATATCGGGTATATTGTCAACTAGACAAACCATGGTAGAACAGATTGCATATTTAAATACTAAAATTAAAGAACAAAAAAACAATATAAATTCCAGGTGGAAAGAAGCATATTTAAGATATTACGAATATGATTACAAACTTGGTGAAAAACAAAAAGAGCGTTTTATAGAAAACGATCTAGTGCAAGAGCACACAAAATTATCTCTTTTAGAAAATCAATTAGATTTTATGAAAGAATCGGTAAAGACCCTAGATAATATGGGATTTGCCGTTAGAAACAGGTTGGCAATTAAAGACCTGTAACTAAAATAAAAAAGCCCATTAAATGTGGAGCTTAGTTTAACAGAAAATGAACAGTTGCTTAGAATTGACGATGCAACTGAAATGGAGTTGGAACAATTAAACATCTCTCTTAACAAGAGAATTGAGTCATGGCGATTTAATCCACTAGTTAAGAAGGGATTATGGGACGGCTACATATCTTATATTAAAGATGACAAATGGATTCCTTCCGGACTCTGGAGAGAAGTTATGACTATCTGTAAAGATTACGGATATGAACTTAAACTAAATGGAATAACAGTCTTATTTGACACCACTATTAACCAGGAAGAGTTTACAGAATGGGCATTAAAGTTCTTCGAAAAATCAGAAATTACACCTAGGGATTATCAAATAGAAGCAGCATTCAATATTCTTAAATTCAGAAAGTGCCTCTCTGAACTTGCAACATCTGCGGGTAAAACTCTAATTTCATTTTTAACAGTAGCATATCAGCTAGAAAAAAAGAAATCAGAAAAGATACTTTTTATTGTACCTAATGTTTCATTGGTGGTACAAGCGAGTGAAGATTTCTTAGACTATAACTACAGAAACTCAGTAGATATAAAAGTACAACAAATATACAGTGGCCAGAAAATAAGACCAGGTAGAAATGTAGTAATAGGCACATATCAATCACTAGTAAAAAAGAATAAAGAGTACTTTGAACAATTTGACGCTGTGATTATTGATGAAACACATAAGGCTAAATCTACATCCATTAAAACTATACTACAAAAGTGCGTAAATGCCAAATACAGGTATGGGCTATCAGGAACTATTCCGAAGGCAGGCACAATAGATAGACTTACACTAATGGCATACACTGGTCCGTTGATCACTGAGGTTTCTGCAAATTTCCTACAAAACGAAGGACATATTGCAAAATGTAAAGTTAAGGTAATTAAGATGGATTATGCACCTCAATCAGCAAAGGACGCATTTAGAGAAATGTCACAAAACAGATATGAAAGTAAAGATGTTTTTAAATTTGAACAAAACTATATTATTAATTCAGAGGGCCGTCTCAACTTCGTTACTAACATTATTTCCAGAGTACGCGGTAATAGTCTTGTCCTTTTTCACCGTATTGAGCACGGTAAAAAGATATATGCTAAACTTAGGCAAGAAAGTGATAAGACCATATACTATGTCGATGGTGGAACTGATAAAGATATTAGAGAAGAATATAAAAAGAAAATGGAAGCAAACGAAGAAGTGGTTATCGTTGCATCTTATGGTACGTTTTCAACAGGAATCTCGATTAAGAAAATACATAACATCTTCTTTACAGAATCGTTTAAATCGGAAGTTATAATTAGACAATCTATTGGTAGAGGATTAAGACAACATAAGTCAAAGGACAGTGTAAACATAATAGATTTTGTAGATGATTTATCATCACCCGACTGGGATAATTACCTTATTCGTCATGCTAAAGCACGCCAAAAGATCTATAAAGAACAGAAGTTTAAATACGATATAAAAAATGTATCATTTGAAGGAGATATATAATAAAATAATCATAATGAAACAAATAAAATCATAATGGAAAAACTAAAATCATTTGAGCAATTTGCTAAGGTCAAAACCGAAAACGAAAAAGCTCAACTACAAGAAGAGCAAAACGCAAAAAGAGAAGTTGAAGCTAGCAATTTTAAGGCGCTACTATCAGAATTTAATGTTACTTCTATTAAAGAGTTATCTGAAGAACAAAAACCAGAATTCTTTTCAAAACTAAAAGGCATCGAAGTAAACGAGGCATTTTTAATTGCTGAGGGAACTAGAGGTCAATTTGGTAGAATCGACAAAAGAGGTAATATTGAATCAGTATATACTCACTATGATTCTTATCCAGAAAACATGTTACCGCTTATCAAGAAAACATATTTAAAAGGTGGTTCACCACTAAACATGGTTCTTAAAAACGGAGATAATTCAGGTTTAGAATCTGATCCAAGCGGAATGAACTACTATGGCGATACAGATAATATGAAAGGTAATGTTAAAAACATTGACAGATATATCTCAACTGCAGGCGATAAAGCCGGTGCAGAATTTATTTACCTTTTTGATGAAAAATCAGGAAAGTGGTTAATGGCTGATATTTATGCAGGTGATAAAGATTTAAAACCAGCATTTGAATCAGTAGTTAATGAATCAGAAGCTGAAAATATCTTACAGGATCTTTTAGATGAAAGAGGAGGAGACATGGGAGAATTACATGGCATGGAAATGGAAGATGCTTTAGATACAGTTGAATCTTATGGACATAAAGGTTCTAAAGCAAAAAAGATTGCACAAGAATTATTTTCAATGTGTAATGAATCAGTAGTTAATGAAGCTATTAAAGTAGAAGGTAAGAGAGATGCTAAAAAAGTAGTAACTCAATACAATAAAATTTTATTCTCTAAATTAAATGCAATTGGTGCATCTAACGATAAGAAAACTTTATTAGGTGCAATTAAAAAATTATTCTTAGATTCAATGGAAGATGCTAATTTCCATAGAGAAAGAGAAAAATGTGCAGGTGCTATTAAAGGTAATATAGGATCTATTCCAGTAATAGTTGATGGTTTAGGCAAAATGTCAGTAAACATTGGATCAACAAGAATTAAAGATGCATTAGAACAAGAATATTCTAGAATTTCAAATGCAGCTGGATGGTCAGGTCAAGGTATTGCAGAAGGAACTGCATTATTCTTAGAGCAGTGTGGCTTTGCTAAAATGGGACAAGATTTACTAGATAGATTTAACTCTTTCTTTGAAGGTGAAATAAAAGACAACTTTGAATTTAGAATGTTTGAAACCATTAAATATGCAGAAGGTGTATTAGAAGCTTCGGTTGTTATGGATGCAACAGATCCTGGATCTAAAGTATTAAAAAAATTACTTAAGAAACATAAAGTTACAATGGAGATCATTGATAATAACGGACCGAGCGGATGGCCAGAAGTTGAATTAACAGGTTCAAGAGAAGATCTACAATCAGTATTAGCATCTGATGATGGTTGGGGTGACCCAGAATTAGGAGAATATATTGAAGAATCTAACGAAACTTTTAAAATTAAAGTTAAAGCTTTAAACGAAGCTGAAGTAACTTCAGACGAAGAATTTAAAGAGTATGCATTCTCAGTATTACAAAAGGCATTCGGCGATGATTTTGATGAAGCTAAGGCTCAAGAAGTTGTAGATGGTTTAATTTCTAAAAACTCGGGAGATTACGGTGCTATGGTTGGTGCATTGAAATCGTCACTGGGGTAAAAACAATATATAAACTAGAGGGTAACACTCTCTATTTTTTACTTTAAACGATATGAAGATTTATACTAATTTCAACACCTTTTTAACAGAGCGCATTCACTTTAATGAATCTAATTTAATATTAGAAGGTGGAGCAGCCGGCCACATGTCACACCCATTTGACAACAAGTCGCTAACCTTTGGTGATTTTAAAAAGCTTATAGAATCTGGATTAAGCGGAGAACTTAACTTTGAAGAAGATCCTACTGAAAAAACAGATGGTCAAAACCTATTTGCAACCGTTAAAGATGGTGAAACACTATTTGCTAGAAATAAGGGTCAAATGAAAAATCCGATAGACCTAAACGGTATCATTAAGATGTTTACTGGTCACGCGTCTAAATTAGTAGAAGAAACATATATTTTCGCAGCAAAAGATTTAGCTGATGCTTTACCAAAACTTAAGGATCAATCAATGTTTGCAAACGGATTAAATTTCGTTAACATGGAATTAATCTATTCTAAAAACCCTAACGTAATATATTACGACAGAGATGTTATCCAATTTCACAACATAGTTGAAACTGACGGTGAAGGAAATCAAACAGGAACTCAAAATTTAGCAACAGAACTAGTAGGGGCATTAAAAGAATTAAAGAAAGATGTACAAAAAACATTTACTATAATTCCACCTCAAGTATTAAAGATAGCTAAAGATATTGACTTCGAGGCAAACAAAGCAAAATTCATTAAACAAGTAGAAGCATTAAGAGATCGTTATAATTTAACAGATGCTGACGAAGTTTCTAGGTATCACGAAATGTGGTGGAGAGAAACTATAGATGCAAATTTCCCTGATTTAGAGCAAAACCACAAAGAGGGTTTATTATTAAGATGGGCGTATGGAGATAAGAAGACTTTAAATTTAAGATCATTAGACAAAGAGCTTGGTAAAGATAAGGCATCGTTAATTAAGAAGTTTGACAAAGAAGACGTTAAGAAGAAATATAAAGAAAACATTAGACCATTCGAAGATCTATTCTTAGAATTAGGATCTATAATTCTTAAAAATGCATCAAATTTTGTTGCTGCTTCTCCAGATCAAGAGATGCAAAGGTTGCATAATCAAATTAGAACTGAAGCTGCTAAGATTAAAAAATCAGGTGGAATTGATCAAATTAAAAAAGTAGAAGCTGAGCTTGCAAGATTAGAAAGAATCGGTGGAATAGAATCTATTATACCTACCGAAGGCTTGGTTTTCAAATACAAAGGACATACATATAAACTAACTGGTACTTTTGCTGCTATTAACCAATTAATGGGTATTATTAAATACGGCAGATAAAACAAAAATAATATGGCACTACAAAACCTAAAAACATATTTTGAATCTACAAACGTTAATGACTTTAAAAAGTTATTAGACAATATTTGTGTTGTACATGAAAAGGTACAAGCTTCAAGCTTTCATGTAAAGAGAGTTGATGTTGGAGAATTTGATTTCTTTAAAAGTGGTTCCAAAACTGCCATGAATAAAGTTGATAGAACGCTTGTTAAGTATTATGAAAATGGTATAAAGCATTTTAAAACAATTTCAGCTGAAATATTAAATGATATGCCACTTGATTGGAAGTTTGGGTTTGACTACATGATAGACAAAAAGACAATAGACATTGAATATGATCTATTGCCAAAAAACAATCTTATATTAACACATATTCAAGTATTAAATCCTAGCGATCCTTCTAAAGTTAAAAGAGTTATTAGAGATCCTAAGGTTTTAGATAAGTGGGCAAAGAAATTAGAAGTACAAGAATTACCTCTTTTGTTCCAAGGACAATTAGCATCTAATCAAAAAGAAGAATTGATAAACTTATTGTCTTTAGGTGAAGAAGCATTTAAGATCAAGTACAAAGACAGATCATTTACTAGAGACATTTATCGCATATTTGACAATGGTAGAAACAAGTCTGCACTAAACCTAAATTTAGACAAAGAGATAGATGCCTTAGTAGTAAATTTTTATGAAGGTAGAAATCCAAAAAGTTTTAAATTAGAAAGATTTGATAGAGAACAATTGCCGGTTAGAAAACCATCCGACATGTATCAAATCTCTATATTAGATTTAGTAGAATTTTTAGTAGCATTTGATTTATCAGATATAGAATTAAAAGAAGAAGATGCAGATCTTAGATATGTTGAATTAATGTCTTCTGTATTTAACGCATATGTTGAGAAACATGCTACGAAGTACGTAGGCGCAGATTTTGATTCAGCAGATTTTGCAGAAGGGGAAAACTTCGAACTAAATACTGCATTTATGTCTAACGAAAAGACGTTATCTCTTATACAAAACAAAGTCTTATCAGAGCTTTTTAAAATTACATTAGGATCTTTTAGAAAGAAAAGATCTAAAGAAACAGATATTATTAACTCAGATCTATTGTCTCAGATCAACGAAGTAGTTGAAGAAATAGAGACTATTGTAATGGGTAAAACAAACGAAAAAGACGTCATGGATTTTAAAAGATATTTAATTAATCAAAAATTATCAGGAGACGTGAGCCCTATTATGGAAGGGTTAACTGTTAAGTATCCTGATCAAGGCAAAAAACCAGTAAACATGTTTGTTGGTCGTTTCCAACCCTTTACATTAGGACATGCTAAAGTTATAGATACTATTAGTAAACAAAACGGACATCCTGTTGTTGTTTTATTAATCAAGTCAAAAACCAAAAAAGCAGAAGATGCGTTTAAAAGACCATATGACGAAGAAACTCAATTAGCAATGCTTAATAAACTAAAATCTAAATATCCAATTGAGAAAGTTTATATTTTAGATAGAGCAGCAATAGATTATATGTTTAACGCAATGAGAGCCGATGGTTATGAACCAGTACTTTGGGGAACAGGAACAGACAGATTAAAAACATACTCATATCAAGTTGATAAACCAGAATACAGAGAATCTTTAAATTGTAGAGAAGATTTTGGTTTATTTGAAATTCCAAGATCTGGCAAGAATATTTCTGCAACACAAGTCAGGAATGCTATGTTAGATGGAGATGAGAAATTATTTAAGAAATTAACACCTAAGCCAATTCACGGAATGTACGATGAATTAAGGACAAAATTAGAGGTTTCTATGGGTGTTGCAGAGTCTAAATTTATGACATTTGAACAGTTTGTGAAGAAAGACTAATATATAGTATAAGAATATAAAATATAGAAATTTAAAAATGAAAAAATTCGAAGAATTCATCGGTGAAGGTAAAATCACTTTAAAGAGAAGATATACTGAAAACCACCCTGCGTTAACTGCAGGCACACATGCTAAAATTAGAAATAAAGTTTTAGAAGCCATCGCTGATGGCACACTAACTCAAGAAGAGTTTGACAACATTTTAAAAGAAATGTCTAGCGATTCAGGCAGATGGTTAAGAAGAAATTCAAAATACTTTAATGTAGCTGAAGGCGGTATCTCACTTTCTAAATTTGGAAGAAGAATTTTAAATAACATCAACGTTTCTGAAGAAGTTAAAGAAGACGAAGTTGAAGAAGGTAATGCTTTCGGTGATGCTGTAAGAAAGGCCAAAGAAAACGGAGATAAAGAATTCGAATTTGATGGTGAAACTTACCCGGTAAAAGAAGGTAGAAAATTCGTCGCTGCTGCTAAAAAGGCAAAGGAAGAAGGCAAGAAAGAATTTGAATTCGAAGGTAAAACATATCCAGTTCTAATTAAAGAAAACGAAGAAGACGTAAACGAAGGTATTAGCCCTAAAATTAAGAAAGCCATAAAGGCCGTCGAAAAAGGCGAAACAGTTTATGGTGAAAACATCAGATTCCCTGGAAGATTTAAGATTTTATCTTTTAATAAAGCAGGTAATATGGCTACTGTAGACTATGAAGATGGTACTGAACCAATGGAAATGGCTTCAATGAACATTGCTATTGATAAATTACAATTTGAATCAGCTGAAACCGTAAATGAAGGTGTACACCCTAAATTAAAGAAAGCTCAAAAAGCAATTAAGAACGGCGAAACTGTTTACGGAGAAAACGTTAGATTTCCTGGAAGATTTAAAATCATAGAACTTGGAGATTTATTTGCAACAGTGGACTATGAAGATGGCACTGAACCAATGGAAATGGCTTCAATGAATATCAGAATCGATTCTTTACAATTTGAATCAGTTTCTTTTGTTCATGAATCTTTTTCATCTTTCGTAGAAAACCTAAACGAAGCTTTTGGTTCAATGAAACTTTCTAAGTTATTTACAAACACTAGAGGTAAAGTTGATAAAGCGTTATCTGGTGCATTTTACGGTAAAACTAAAGTTGCTTTAGATAAAGTACAAGATGAAGATCTTATTGATACTGATCCAATGACAGCGTACAAGGCAAAACAAACAAACACTATTGTTTTCTATATCTCAGATAATGAGAAAGATAATCCATATGCACCTAATGATGGGTATGGTAGTAACAAGGTTATCCCAGGTGGAGGTTACTTATTAGCTGTAGCAAGTGGAGGTAATGAATTTTACACAAACACATGGACTAGTAGATATTCTAGCAGAGACAGAGACAGAACTTTAAAAACTACTCCTAATAATTCAAGTGATACTATTGGTATTTCTAAGAAGTATAAAGGATGGGGCGGAACTGGTCTTTATAATGTAAAGAGAATTGCAGAAGTTTCAGATAGAGCAGTTGTTATCAACGTAGATCTATTACAACAAAAATATTCTACAGAAAACAAAAGATCTGAAAGATCAAGTGCTAAATCTGGTGCGATTGCATTCAAATCTGATAAAGACTTCAAACAAGAAAACAAAAACAGATACATGCAAATCTTAGCTACCAAGGCGGCTGCTTTGCCACTAGATAAGATGGTTTCAGATGCAATCGATGAATTAGCTAAACAAATTCAAGACGGTTTAAAAGCTGGACAGACAACAGAATACGGAGAAATCTATATTGGTAAAAACAAAAGAGGTTCTACTGTAAAATTAAAAGATGCTTCTTCACACATGTCATCTATTTTAGACGATTACTCAAGATACTGTGATTATGTAGCAAGATCTGAAGAGTCTGAAAAGAAATATGGTTCGGGTGAAAGATGGTATGAAAGAGAAGCTAAGAACTATGCTAAATCTATTAAAGATAGAATTAACAAAATCAAAACATTCGATTACGCTTGGTAATTTGAAGAGTTTCTTAACAAAGCACACTAAACAATGGCAAAGATATTTTACGTAAGAGAAAGATCTGGAGATTACGCTCAGATTAATTTTTTTAAAACAGAAAAAGAAGCATTAAACTACGGTATATCTGAATGGCCGGACTTTGATATGTTTGGTGACGAAGAAGATGAAGACGATTCATATGACATGGATAATGATACATGGTGGGTTGGAGATTCAATAGACTTTAAGAAAGGTATTTTATTTTCGTTTGAAGAAGGCAGTGTTCATGTGCAGGCAATGGACGAAGATGCTGCAAGAGAATATGCTAAAGAAGACGTTGGCGAATACGGTGCAGCTATTTTCTTTGATGGTTTCAAAAAAGGAATGTATGGTTACTTAGGTAATGGTGCAGACGGTAAAGGTTACAAATGGGACTGGGACGGCATAGACTTAAATGAAAGTTCTAAATCACATTCTTTTAAAAGATTTTTAGAGAATATTACACCTTCCAATATGGGAGGTATGGGACCGGTTGCTTTACCAGTAGATGGCGCAGATGGTTCAGGAGATGTTCCAGCTAGCAAAGGAGATGCAGAAGAAGAGTTTAAAAAAGCAAAAAAAGAGAAAATAGCTAGAGATAAAAAGAATGCTAAAAACGAATCATTTGTAAAAAACTTTGAAGCATTTTCATTTGATTTCGAAGGTGTAGACATTAAAAATCCATTTACAGATGAGACTGCAAGAATGGATGTAGATCCAACTCAATATTACGGAAAGTCATACACAAAATCAGATATTAAGAAAATCGTAGATGCTAGTGAAGAGTTTATCTCTAAATACAGCGAATGGAAAGATATGCAACCATTAGATGCAGATGAAGATTTGCACGCAGATTATGGTGAGCATGTAAAAGCATCCCTAGATAAATTAACAGCAACTGTTAAAAAATTAGGATAATTTAAGTATCATTGAATTAAAAGAAGAGCCCACTCGATGTGGGCTTTTTTTATGAAAAAAAGTGAGCCAGGATTTTTTTATGTCAAATATTTGTGGTATATTAGCAGTATATGAATGAGTTAAAGTGTAAAAATATAATTGAAGAAGTCTACGAAGATATAAAAAATTATTACGGTAGATCTAAACATCAATCTGAATTTCCAACAATTGAACTTCACCATAATATTTATGTTAGATTAACAGGTGAAGAAGATGCTGAAGGTGATTGCGACCCAGATGCAGAATACGACAGGGAAGAAAATACGATCGTGATTTATTATCCTAAAGCAAAGAACAAACAGTGGATTTTAGAAACATTAATCCACGAGTATACACACTATCTTCAAGACGGTAAAGAAATGAAGAGGATGTATGATGAAGAAGGATATGAATATGATACTCACCCATTTGAGTTAGAAGCCATCGCTGCAGAAAAAGATTGGAAACTTTTTGTAAAATAAGTCACTCCAGATTTTTTTATGTCAAATATTTGTGGTATATTAGTAGAGTAATTAAAAGAGTAATAGAAATGAAAAAAATCAAAGCAAAATTATTGACTTACTTATTTACCGATTGGGTAAAGTCAGAAACTGACGTCGAAACGTTGATCATGACAAGAAACATGATAGAACAGCGTAAGAATAAAATAACTGGTCACACTCCGGTTTTAGGATTTAGAATGCATGGTACAACTAATATTAAATAATATGAACTATAAGAGATTTAACAGACATGATTGCTTTACGTCAGAAATGATGACAATGACAATGGACATTATTAAAGCAACCGAAGACAATTCACTGAAAAATATGGCATATGGCCTTTTTGATGGATATTTGTACGATAATCTATTGCCTAAAGCAATTGAAGTTGGTGTAAGTAAAGAAATAGAAAATAAAATCAAAGGCCTAAAAAAAGCCATTGAAATGTACATTCAATTAACCGGTAATACAGTGACACATGTATAGAACTACATTTTTTCTAAGAAGGGAAGACGAATATTCTCCAGAAATTATTTACGCGGTAAAACACTGCAAAAGACCCGCAGCAACAAAGGCATATAAAAATCTTATTAAAATGTTTAATAAGGGCGAAATTGCAGGATATGGTTGGAAACGAAACTAAAATTATATAATATGAATACATTTGATAAAATAAAAATAGTTAAGGAATCAGTACAAAAATTCTTTGACGAGAATGCAGAACAATTTATTCACGACAATGATATTATTTCTTGGGAAGAAAATCATATTGTCACCACTGGTACACAGATCATGTGTAAAAAATGGAATGTCAGTGACATGGGAGGAGGATTTGTACAATCAGTTATAGATAATAATCTAAGTAAAACAATGGCATCTGCAGATAATATTAATATGCACGCTGTCAGGTTCTACTGTGCTATGATCTATAACCTATCTAAACCCACACGAGTATAATACTAATAAAATGCAGCTTCGCATCCATCAGCGCGAGTGCAGCACCAAAAGAGTTAAATAAATAATTAAACAAACTCAAGTTTGTGTGTATAACTACTAAACGTTTCATATGTCTAAAAAGAAAACCAACATCCTATCTGAAGCTAACGAAATAGTAAACAATCGCTCAGAAGAAAAATCACGCCAATACGGTCCATTCGAAGAAGGTATGCGAAGAGCTGCTATGATTTTTAATGGAATGACAGGTAAAGAACTAAACGGCTCAGATATGTATGCTGCGCTTGTTGCACTTAAATTAAGTCGCCATTCTTATAATTATAAACAAGACAACTTGCTAGATGCAGTTGCGTATTTAGGTGCACTAGATAACTATGTTGAAAAACATGGCTACAAAGACACTGAAGATCCAATTAAATAAATTATGACAGAACTAACATTTTTTACAGAACAGGAAACCGACAAGTCCATTAAAGTAGGTATATGTGCCTTGGTAGGTAAGATTAGTCCAAAGATCTCTTCACACAAGGGTGCTTGGGCTCACATGCTATGTAATCAATTGCAAAATGCGGGCTATTCTAATGCCGAAGTAATCACATCTAATCAAACCGATTGGAATGACTATGACGCAATTCTTATAGATCATGGTATGGAATTTAAAGGCACGTTTAATATTTTTGGAGGCTCTAACGATGATTTATATCATCAACTTATGAGGTTATTTTCCCCCGTTAAAAAATATTCCCTACATCACGATATGCCAGATATTGGTAATTTGATTCAAACTAGGCTTAAAGCAGGAACTGATTTATTTAAAACACTTGAAGCTAGAATTGAAGAAGCAACGGAATTGTGTACGAATATACAAAGAGTAGATCATGTAGATAAAACAGAAAAACTATGCTTTGGAGATAGTCACTCTTTTGGAATGTATCAAGAAGGATATATGTGTCAAAGACATGATGGTTTGACTATGCACGGTGCATTAAAAAGAGGTTTACAAAGTTATGTATATCCATGGATTAAAAGCTTAACAGTTTATATGGGTAATATTGATGTAAGACATCACTTAATGAGACAACCAAATCCGGCTAATTCTGTAAAAACACTTCTAAAAAAATACGAAGAAGAGCTTATTGGTTTAGGTATCAGTGACATTGAGATAGTACATGTTTTGCCAATTGAAAATGAATCTAGACCTCTACCAAAAACCGGCTATTATAAAGGAACTCCATTTATGGGCACATGGTCAGAAAGAACAGAGTTAGTAAAACAAATTAACGAAGGCATTGACGATATGGCTGAAAGAAATAACTGGAAGGTTTACAAACACCCGGAGGTTTATTTTAATGCGATTGGAGAACTAACATTCGATGTAATGGAAAAACCAAAATCAGTACACATCTCTAGAGAGTATTACAGATGGAACATGGAAACAAACGAACCAAATAAGAACTTAATTAAACAAACACTGTCATTATTTTAATATGAAACTAGACGAAAAATTCAAAATAGAAATTACTTACGCAGCATCGAAAGAAGTTGAAATAATTGAAATAGAAACCAAAGACATCGAGTGGTCTATGGGACAATATCAAAGAAATAGACCAGCATTCGGTTGGAAAATTATAGATTAGTATGCAGATAACAACGACTAAGTATTACGATGAGTTTTTAAGATATTTTGATCTAGCTAAAAAACAGCAAGATTTAAGTAATCTTGGTCATGTCCCACATGCAGAATCAAAATTAAATGATGAGCTAATGCATCATATCGAATTATATGATGTCGTAGAGCGTAAATTTGCTGGGTTTTCTCAGATAATAAACGATTGCTTTTATGGTTGGAATCCAGATCATCCATATTGGTCAAGAATGACCGAGGGATTATACACACCACAGAGAAAAGAGGTTGCTACCAATTGGAACAATAAAAGAAATGAATTTGGCCTAGAAGAATGGCTTTATATTTTTATTCTTCACAGAGTATGTGGCTCTGCTATTAATTACGCTACTAAACCATCTGGTTATCATAACACAATTCTTTTTAATTTACACGAGTGTTCTACTATTGAAGAAATGTGTGAAGTTATTAAACATCACCCAACTCCGTTTTACACCTCAGTTGGTTATCAATTTCCAGCATTTCCAAAACCACCAAAACCAGAAATAAATGAAGATGCTTTTGTAGGCATGGCAAATTTTAGTAAACCAGAATATGTTTACAAAAGAGGTGGAGATTATTTCTTATGTGAATTTGCACCAAGAATGGCCAGAGACATGGCAAACTTTTTAAGACAGGGTGGCAAAAAAGATTTAAGAGAATTGGGCGAGTGGATGTTTAAGTGGAATGCAGACAACGGCCTAAGAGCTTATAGATTCCAATATGCTGCAGTTATTGCAGATGTATGTGACTGGTACCCAGAATTTATGAATAGAGAATCAATGTTCTATTATGGTACTAATGCAGTAGAATGCATCGGTTATCTTGCAGATCCTGTAGAAAAGAAAGGTAAAAAGAGTGAAGAATTCTTAGATGCTGTTATGACAAAAATATACGAAGATACTGGGTCTTTACCGTATAACGCAGAAGATGTTGCTTGTGATTTTATTAGATGGATTGAAAATTATTTAAGGCCAGGTGCAGACTATGCGCATATTAATATGGACACTCTTTGGAATTCTTCTGAAATTAAAGACCATCCATATGGCAGACAAAAAGCAATGCTAGATTTGGGGCTTGTAAAAACATTTAATGGAATGACTTCATTTCCATCAGACGATAAAATATTACAAAGCGCTGGAGTATCAGTTGAAGAGTACAAAAAAATGGTAGCAAAAATATGAGTAACACTATAAAAGAAATAAAAAAAGTAGCTAAACAAACACCTGATCTGGGTGTTTTGTTTACGTTTGAAGACGATGTTACACAAGAGTATAGAAATATTACATATGATGGTACTTCTACAAATGTTGCATTTAAAAAGAAAAAGCCAGCAGAAAGTTGGATGAAAGATTGGTCAGAAGAAATGAGGCTAGCAAAGTTCTTTGAATTTTGTCACGAGTTTGATAAGAGAGAAGATAAACTTTTGTTAGAAGATTATCAGATATTTTCTCATAGACTACATTGGCACGAGCATCCTTATTGTTATATGATGCAAAAAGAAACAGACTTAGAGAAGCTACTTTATTATACCATTGTTTTCTCTTTTTCAAATGAACATTGGGGTACAATAACTCGCTTAATTAATGAAGGTGAAGAAAAGACTAGGGCACATTTTGTAGAAAACAGACATGCAAGAAATGATTTATTTCAGATCTATTATCCTAAAGGTACAATAGTTAAAGATTGGTTAATTGAAGGACCTAAAAAAGCAGCTAAAGACATGGCTCATATTCTAGAAGATTTAGAAAGACCATATACAATGATGGAATTTGCTAAATTATTAGAAGCTTATTTTAAAGAACATCAAGGATTTAGGTCACCATTATATCCATGTAAAAACACAGCAAGATATGTTGCAATGAGTAGACCAGATCTGGTTGACCCAGAATCTATTTTATTTGGAGGAACTGGACACTTTGATGGCATGCAACAAATATTTGGAGGAGTTAATTTAAATGGAAAAGTAAAATACACGATTGACAAAGATGGTCAATTTATTGCAGAAAACAAACACGCTGAAGAATGGCTAAGACAAATGGATGTACTCGTAAATCATCCAAATAATCCAATGGAAAGTCAAAAGTATTTAAATGTAGAAGATAAAACATGTTTCTTCTATAAACACATTGCGATTAGTCATGGCATTAAGTCACCTACAAAGAGAATTCCATATACTTGGATATTCGATGGTAACTTTAATTTAGCTAAACATCCAGATAAAGAAATTAATGTTAACGCAGACACTACTCGACATTTATGGGGTAGAGATTATCCAAACGAATAAAATATGGCACACGATAAACACACGACAAGCACAATGAATCAAGATTTAAATCTAATGATGCCAAATAGACAGGCGTGGTTAGATTTGGCCGGTGATTGGCAAGATCCACTAGATGATCCAGTTATTGTGAATCATGAAGGATTTAATGTAGTAAGAGATGATATGATGGGCTTTGGATCTAAATGCAGATTTGGTGATATTCTAGTTCAAAAGGCTCCAACAGATACTTTGGTATACGTACAACCCAGATTTGGTTTTGCAGGAATATCTCTTGCATATTTAGCCAAAAAATATAATAAGAAACTGGTATTATTTATGCCATCGGGCAAAGTAATATCAGATCATCAAGCAATATGTATTGAGAGAGGAGCAATACCTAAATTTAGAAGAATTGCAGCAATGCCTAATTTAAATAGAATTGCAAAACAATGGGCAGAAGATAACAATGCAACATTTATTCCATTAGGACTTAAACACGAACTAGTAACTGCAGCCGCAGTAAAGGTTGCATATGATGTAGCAGAAAAACATGGTTATCCAGAAGAAGTATGGTCAGCAATATCTACTGGCGTTTTATCTAGATCTTTACAAATTGCATGGCCAGATGCTGAATTTAATGCAGTCGCGGTTTCTAGAAATATACAGACCGGTGAATTAGGTAGAGCTAAAGTTTGGTCACATCCTAAAGCTTTTGCTTCAGATGTAAAACCAGAATTTGCTCCCCCTTTCCCATCAGCAATGAACTACGATGCAAAAGCTTGGGAATTTATGGTTAAACATGGAAATCAAGGGGCTTGGTTTTGGAATGTAGGTGGACAACCTTACCCAGAATCAGAAGAAACTAAAGAAAAAACAAACTCAAAAAGAGAATGGGGAGAAGTTTTAGAAATGGACAAATAATACTGAAACTATCTCACTAAAGATCATAGAATTAATATACACAAAAAAATATGGCAAACATAGACAACAAATGCGCAGATCTTGATATTCAAGATTATCACAAAGATACTAAAGATACTTTTGGTTTACTCTTTGACAAACAAAAAGAATTGCAATCTAGATTGGGCTTTAACTTTGAAGGTTGGAGCATTAAAGAGATTGCAGATTTCTGGATGGTAAACAAACATGCAATGAGCGATGAGCTTAATGAAATGTTTGATGCACTAGGCGGAATTAATGACGGTATTGGAAACGCAGGTTGGAAATACTGGAAGAAGGACAATGTTAAGACTCCTGAAATGAAAATCGAAGATCTTAGCGAAGAAGATAAGCTAGAATTATTTTATGAGTGGATTGATGGTCTTCATTTTTATATGAACTTTGCAATTTCTATTGGTATGACAAGTAAAGATATAGTTAACTTGTACATGGCAAAGAATGCTGAGAATCACGATAGACAAGAGCGAGGATATTAATCAAACAACACACATAATATGTTACTAGACATAGAGCAAAAAGAAAACGAAGTTATTATTAGTTACTACGATAAGGAAGGTAAAGTTTCCTTTAAAAGATATTCTGTAAATAAATTTGAAAATTGGGTAGTTACTGAAGAAAAGGATCGTTGGAAAGATGTTAAGTTTAGGAATTGGGATAATAGACCTATTAAAAGATCTATCTCTAGAAGTTTTAATAAATTTAGCCTGCTCTATTTCATGGATTCATTGCCTGAAAAAGATCAAGAAGAAATCTTTGAATTTAATATGCCACGTACATACTTTGTGGATATTGAAACTGAAATTGTAGATGGATTCCCAAAAGCAGAAGAAGCAAAAACCAGAATTCTATCGTTTTCTATTATTACACCTGAGCGCAAAGCAATTGTTTTAGGTTTAGAAGACATGAGTTCTGATCAGATCAAGAAAATTGAAGAAGATACCAATAAACACTTCAAAGATTATGATCAAGATTGGGAATTTAGTTATTACAAGTTTGACGACGAGTATAACATGGTTTATAGTTTCTTACATAAGTTTTTACCTAAGTTCCCAATGATGACTGGTTGGAACTTCATTAACTATGACTGGCAGTATATAGTAAACAGATGTAAGAGATTACAAATCGACCTGACTGATGTGGCTATCACTGGATCGCTAGATCGAAATGATAGTAGACCATTGCACATGGGTATTCTAGATTACATGCAATTATATGATAAATATGATAGATCAGTTGCAGTAAAAGAATCTAATTCTTTAGATTTTGTATCGAGCTCAGTATTAGATGTTGCAAAAATCAAATACACCGGTGGATTACAAGAACTTTATGAAGATAATTTTCAAAAGTACATTTACTATAACGTAGTCGATTCTTGTCTGGTATATTACATAGATCAACAACTTAGATCCATGGAAGTACTATTGACATTGGCAACTATCACAAGAATGCCGCTTTATAAAGCAGCATCTCCAGTGGCAGTAACTGAAGCACTTATAGCTAGAAAGCTAATAGGTCAGAATAAAAAAATTGGAATGGAATGGAATAAAGAAGATGCTAAAAAAGATGGCAAATTCGAAGGAGCATTTGTTAAACAGCCTATTGTAGGCTATTACTCTGGAGTTTCTGCGTTTGACTTTGCATCTCTGTATCCATCAATCATGCGTCAATTTAATATATCTCCGGATGCATTTATTGAACAAGTGAATGAAATGGATATTCCAGAAAGAAGAAAAGACAAAGATGTCATTGTCTGTGAAAATGGTGTTGTATATAAGAAAGAAGATAGTATTCTCAAAAAGATACTAGCAGATTTATATGGTCAAAGAAAGGACTATAAAAGAACTTCTTACGAGTATTATGAAAAAGCACATGAACTAGAAAAAAAATTAAAGAAAAAAATTAAGGTCTAATTTTTAGAAAAAAGAAATAGTAGCATGATATATAAAATCCTAGCAGCGCTGCTATTATTCTTACATCTAAATAGATTAGACTGGGTCTTACATAAGGCCCATTGTAGTCTTAACCGGATTCTGTAAAAAAACTTAAAAAAATAATAGCAATATGTCAAATCTCTTTAAAGAACGCTTAGAATACAAACCGTTCGAATATCCTGAATACTATAACGAAGGTTGGCTTAAACAGGCCCAAGCCTTTTGGTTACACACTGAAATCTCAATGCAAGGTGATGTAAAAGATTGGAATGAAAATCTTATGCCACATGAAAAAAACCTTGTAGGTAATATTCTTTTGGGTTTTGCTCAAACCGAATGTGCAGTTTCAGACTATTGGACTAATATGGTAACGAGTTGGTTTCCTAAACATGAGATTAGACAAATGGCTATGATGTTTGGATCACAAGAAACAATACATGCAGTTGCATATTCATATCTTAATGAAACGTTGGGCTTAGAGGATTTTGCAGCATTTTTACACGAACCTACAATTGCCGAAAAGTTTGACCTATTAACTTCAACTTCTGCAGATTACACGCATGAAGATCTAGCAGTTAATGAAGATGCTAGAAAAGAAGTCGCTAGGTCATTAGCTATTTTCTCAGCATTTGCTGAAGGTGTTTCACTCTACAGTTCTTTTGCGGTTTTATATAGTTTCCAAATGAGAAACTTACTCAAAGGAATTGGCCAACAAATGAAGTGGTCAGTAAGAGATGAGTCTTTGCACTCAAAAATGGGATGCCAGTTATTCAGACACATGTGTACAGAGTATCCAGAATTAAAGGATCAAGTAGAATCAGAAGTTTTAGAAGCTGCTAGATTGATGGTTGAAATGGAACACAAGTTTATTGATAAAATGTTTGAGCAAGGTGATCTTGCAAATATGGAAGCAGAAAATCTAAAACATTTTATTGTTAAAAGAGCTAATGAAAAGATTGCAGAGCTTGGATACACCGATGGTCCTTTTATGGAATTAGATGATGAAAAAGCAAGTAACTTAGATTGGTTTTATCACCTAACAGGTGGACATACACACACCGACTTTTTTGCTATCAGACCTACTGATTACGCAAAAGCAGGAGAAGACGAGAATTGGGACGAGGATGACTTGTTCGACTAATACAGATAATAAAAATGAGTAAAGAAAATAAAGTAAACTATGGAGCTTCATTAGGTTGGGAGCTAGGTGTTGATTTCCCAACATGGGGAAACACAGAGATATACGTTAAGACAATAAGCAAAGGATATTGTTACCAAGATGAAACGCCAAAAGATGCATATTGGAGAGTTGCAACTACAATTGCTAAAAGATTAGGTAAACCTGAACTTGCATCGAAATTTTTTGATTATATATGGAAAGGTTGGTTGAATCTAGCCTCACCGGTTCTTTCAAACACTGGGCTAGAAAGAGGACTTCCTATTTCATGTTTTGGTATTGATGTCGCTGATTCTATTCATGACATTGGAGCTAAAAACTTAGAAATGATGTTACTCGCTAAGCATGGTGGAGGTGTTGGACTAGGTATTAATCAAATTAGACCAGCGGGTGCAAAAATCACAGGTAATGGAACAAGCGACGGAGTCGTACCGTTCTGTAAAATATATGACTCTACAATCCTTGCTACTAACCAAGGGTCTGTCAGACGTGGAGCTGCGTCAGTTAATATTGATATTGAACATGATGATTTCTGGGAATGGCTAGAAATTAGAGAACCTAAAGGTGATGTAAATAGACAATCTTTAAATCTACATCAATGTGCTGTTGTTCCAGATGGTTTTATGCAAAAAGTAGAAGCAGGTGATAAGGAATCTCGTAAAAGATGGGCTGCACTTTTAAGAAAGCGTAGATCTACAGGAGAACCATATATCATGTATAAAGGAAATGTAAATAGAGCTAATCCAGAAGCATATCACAAAAATGGATTAAAAGTTTATATGACCAATATTTGTTCTGAAATTACATTACACACAGATGAATCGCATTCATTCGTATGTTGTTTATCATCTGTAAACCTAGCAAAATACAACGAATGGAAAGATACTGATCTTATTTACACTGCGACTTGGTTTTTAGATGGCGTTATGGAAGAATTTATCCAAAAGGCTAAATTTATGAGAGGTTTTGAAAACTCAATTAGATCAGCTGAAAAAGGAAGAGCATTGGGACTTGGTGTATTAGGATGGCATACATATTTACAAGAAAAGAACATTCCGTTTGATTCTCTATCGGCTCAATTTGAAACACGTAAAATATTTTCACAATTAAAGATAGAATCTGAAAGAGCATCTAGAGATTTAGCTACGGAATATGGTGAACCACTTTGGTGTGTAGGGACTGGAATGAGAAACACACACCTAAGAGCTATTGCTCCTACAGTAACTAATTCAAAACTCAGTGGAAATGTTTCACCAGGTATTGAACCATGGGCAGCAAATCTATTAACAGAACAAACAGCTAAAGGCACTTTCATTAGAAAAAACCCAACATTAGAAAAGGTTTTGGAAACTATCGGTAAAAATACTAAATCAACATGGGACAAGATATTAGAAGATGGCGGCTCGGTTTTAGGTTTACCATGGATTGAAGATTATTTTGTTTCCTCGTTTTCAGATAACGATGGAACTGCAGGTATTCAAAAACCATTGACTCAAAGACAATTAGAAAAATTACCAACTTTAGAGCAAGCTGATTATATTCCTATGAAAGATGTATTTAGAACATTTAAGGAAATTAATCAATTAGATCTAGTAAGACAAGCGGGTATTAGACAACAATATGTTGATCAAGCTGCAAGTTTAAATCTAGCTTTCCCAAAAGAAGCTGAACCTAAATTTATTAATCAAGTACATTTAGAGGCATACAGAAAGGGCGTAAAAACACTTTACTATATGAGAACTGAAAGTGTACTTAGAGGAGATATTGCTGCATCCGCTACAGATCCTGACTGTGCAGCGTGTGACGGATAAAAATAAAAAGGTGTGGTTTGAAGACCACGTCTTAGGACCGGGATAGTTCTCGGAAAGAGGCCAGACGTATCGCTACTGTCTGGCCTCGCTTTTTATAAAGAATTATCATATTAACAATCAAATGTTAATTATTTTAGATAAAAAATGAAACCTTTTTTGTTTACATGGTATAATAGACCAATTAACAAAGAAAAATGAACACAACTTCATTATACTTATTAACAAAGACTGCTAAAAATAACAGCAGCACATCTATCTTTACTCCTAGAACTGTTATCACAGACTGATAGATTTATTTTAACCAAAACATTTTAATATGAAAAATTTTATTTTAACATTAGCCCTTGCGGCATTGACAACATTCGGTGCAAATGCACAGAATGCAAAAGGTGACTGGTACGTAGGTACTGGCGATATTACTAACACGGCTTGGACTGAATTATCAATCCAACCAACAATCGGTTATGCATTTGCAGATAACTACATGGTGGGAATGAGCCTTTCACAGGCAGATTCAACTGAAGACATGTCTTTAGGCCTAGAAGGAAGATATTTCCACAAAGGGTTTTTTGGATATGTAGGACTTAATGATTTTGATTTCGATCAACTTCAATTAGGCGTAGGTAAAATGTTCGCATTCCATAAAGGATCTATGTTTGTAGATCCAAAAATCGTTTACGATTTAGGAACTGAGACAACTAACCTTCAAATCGGCTTTGGTTTAAAGTTCTAAACTAAAACTGATTTGGTTAAATTATAAGCCCGAGTTTCTAGGATCTCGGGCTTTTTTATTGAAACATTTTAATAAGACAAAGTATAATAATAAATCATTATCAAAAAACAAATATTTATGAAACTTAAATTAGATCGTATTGACCAGCATGCTTTGACAGCATTCATCAACAGAGTAAAACCGATTGACTCTTTCATTTACATGAAAATTGCAGATGGAACAATTAATTCAACAGTTTATCTTCCACAAAGAGATGCAGTAAAACATCACTCAGTAGAAGTAAGTACTATTTTTCAAGTAGAAGAATGGCCAAAAACTGACAAAGAAATGAAAATTGCATTCTTTGAAGGTAACAAAGTAATCGAAGCTATTAAGCACTTTGATGCAGATGCAATTAAAGGTGAAATTGAATTCATCGAAAACGACAATGAATTAGTAGCATCTTCGCTACGTATTTTCAATGATGAGCTAGAAATTACTTTAGCTTGTTCAGAGCCTTCACTTGGCTTTAAAGATCTTACACAAGATCAAATTGATGCAATCTTTGCAAGAGAAGATAGTAAATTTGACTTTAGCTTTGATACTCACATGATAGGTAAAGTTAAAAATCTATTTTCACTAGATAAAGATGAAACATTTAGCATTAAATCTGATGTATCAGGTGTAAGTGTAAGTGGTAAATCATTTAGCGTTGTAATCAATCCAGATACAAGCGGAAACGGTGAAGTAACAGTTTATAAAAAGTACTTAAGCTTACTTGACAAAGACGAACAAACAGTATATGTTTCAGGATCAAAGGTTGTTTTCAACTCTAATGACACAGATACATTACTAACTGTTTCAACTTGTCAAACAGCATAAGTATGAATATCGAAGCGCTAGAAAATAAATCTATCGAGGAATTAACTGATAATGAGGCGAAGCTGCTTGTAGATCACTACAAGCAGCTTTCAGCCAAATATACAGCATATGAACAAGCAGTTAAGTTAACACTAAACTCGATCTACGGAGCCTTCGGTAATAAGTGGTTCCACTTTTTTAATATTGACATTGCCGAGTCAATTACAAAACAAGGCAAAAATGCAATTCTCTACTCAGAAACAATTCTCAATAAATACGTTAATGAGTTTTGGCACAAAGACACAGCAGTCCACTCACACTTCGGCATTAAAGTAAAAGGTAAAATTGAAAAACCTGCAGTAATTTATATTGATACAGATTCATGTTACGTACAGTTCCAAGATTTGTATGAATCAATAATTTGGCCAGAAGAAACAGAGAAGATGGAAATTGATGTGTTTATTTTAGCACTTTATGGATTTAGATTAAAAGATTACATATCTAAAACCATGGAAAAATACGCAGAGAAAAGAAACACAGATAATTATTTAATGTTCGAACTAGAGGCACTCGCATACAATGGTATTTGGATGTCTAAGAAAAAGTATATTCAAAACATAGCGTGGGACGATAAGTTAGAGATCACAGACCGTCATAAATCATTGAAGAAAATTAAGACAATTGGGTTTGATACGATTCAATCTTCAACACCCAAATTTGTTAGAGAAAAACTAGTAGAAGCACTTAAAATTATCTTTAAAAGTAGAGTAACTCCAACTGCAGAAGATCTACAATCATTGGTTGTTTTTATGAAGGAAACCAAGAAACAATTTAAACTAGCAGATATTGATGAGATTTCATTTAATAGAAGAACCAACAATATCGATAAGTATATTGTAGATGATCAGACAGAATTTCAGATAGGACTAAAATGTCCAGCCAATGTTAAAGCCGCAGGATATTATAACTATCTACTAAATAACAATAAAAAGTATAAAAACAAATATAAGGTTATTGGTAACGGTGAAAAGCTAAAGATTTATAACTGTAAATCACCGATATCTGAAGTATATGCATATATGCCAAATGAACACCCTTATGAAATTGCTCCAGAAATTGATTACGACACTCAATTTGAAAAAGCAATGATTGATCCTCTTAATAGAGTATTGACAGCAATTGGTCTACAAACACTGGACACTAATCTAATTTACGCATCGTCGTTATTTTAAAAAAAAACATTATGACACCAACATTTTACGAAACTATTTTAAGTTTAACAAAGCAAACACCTAATGACATGGAACTAGGTAATGCAGTAAGAAGATTAATTTGGAAATTAGATGCAGCTGAAGCATCAGATCCAAATCAATTAAAAATTAATTTTCCGGAAGAATAACATGCACGTAGAATTAACAACTAGGCAAAAAGAATATGTTGAACAGTATCAATATATTTTAAATAGATTAAACCAAATTCAAAAAGAATTAAGTGCTCTTGGTCAAGAATCAACAGACCTTATCAAAAATCTTCAAGAATTAAGAGAGGCTGAATCTATTGAATTTCCAAATGCAAACTTAATAGAAACATTAAAAGAAGCCGACGAGTAAGTCGGTTTTTTTATTTAGAAACAAACGAAGTTATAGTGATATAACCTTAAACAAAAAGTATAATTACATGGCAAAGAAAGATTTTAGTTTTGACGATATAAACGCTGAGTTAAAACAATTGAATCCTATGGGATCAATTATGGCAGACTCAACTTTTAGTGAAGTTACAGAGTGGATTGACACTGGTAACTATCACTTGAATGCATGTGTTAGTGGTTCACTTTTCGGTGGATGGCCAAACAGTAGAACATGTTCAATCGCAGGACCCTCAGGAACTGGTAAAACATTCTTAGTATTGAACTCAGTAAAAAGAGCAATCGATATGGGATATAATGTGATCTATTATGATAGTGAAGCTGCGGTAGATAAAGATCAAATGGAAAAGTTTGGTATTGATGTTACTAAAGTAAATTATCAACCAATTAACACTGTTCAAGAATTTAGAACATCGGTTACTACATTAACTAGTAAGATGCAAGACATCAAAAGAGTTGGTGGTAAAACACCAAAGGTTATGATGATTCTAGATTCTGCAGGTAACTTAGCAACACAAAAAGAAATTGAAGATGCAAAATCAGGATCTGAAAAAGCAGATATGACAAGATCTAAGGTGCTAAAATCTATTTTTAGAATCATTATGACACCTTTAGCAGATCTTAAGATACCGTTTATTTTTACCAACCATACTTATCAGACTCAAGATTTTATCTCAAGACAAGTAGCCGGTGGTGGAACTGGACCAGAATATGCAGCATCTATTGTTCTATTCTTAGGAAAGGCGCAACTTAAAGAATCTAGTGGTGAAAAAGCAGGTATTATTGTAACTGCTAAGCCAAATAAGAATCGTTTTGCAAAACCACATAATATTAAATTTCACCTACACTTTACAGAAGGTATGAACAGATATGTTGGGTTAGAACAATATATTGATTGGGAAGAAATTGGTATTACAAAAGGTGTTATCGAAAAGGGTGAGAAGATCCCTAAGAAAACTGCAAGAAATTGGATCTGTAAACATTTAGATGAGTCAGTACCTAATAAAGATTTCTTCTCAGAGAAAGTATTCACACAAGAAGTATTAGAAAAGATTGAAGCTAGAATCAAACATGTCTTTAATTACAATACTGAAGAAAGAGAAATAGACTTAGACGAAATATTAGAAGAGGATGCAAATTAATCAGGATAATCTACCCATAAAATATGTTATGGGCATAGAAAAAGATTTACCTGAATATCCAACCGGCTTTGACATACTTTACAAAGAGATACAATTGTGTGTTAGAATGCCAGATAGACATAAAGGCAATTTTACTTTACATGCCCTAAAAACATATAGGTTTATAGAAACCGACGAATCTAAATTATTAGAATCTATCGAAGATTTAGTTAATCTAGGTATTGTAGAACCAGTAAACACTGAGAAGGGCAAGCTTTCTTGGAAAATAATTCAAAACCCATTCGCATGATAACAGTAATTGACGATTTTATAAAAGATAAAAATCTCTTAGAAGAGATACAATCAAATGCACAGGATATATTTAAAGATCCAGGTGTTTACAAGTGGTATGATGGTTGGTGGAATTCACCGGTAAATAATACTACTAAAAAAATTATAGAATATGCATGGGGACAGAATTGTCCAATTTCAACATCATATGATATTTCTGGATTTGAATATTGGACTGGCATTCAACAGTCAAATCAAAACGGTCAAGATTTTGATGACTATTTAGAAATGCATTTCGATAAAGACGAAGCTTGGTTTGAAAAAACAGGAGAATTTAAAACCCCAATAATGGGATCTATTTATTATCCGCACCAAGACGAGTTTGAAGGTGGAATGTTAGAAATATATTCTAATGGAGATGAAAATCCACCAGAAGTACTTTATGCTAAACCAAATAGGCTGATTATATTCGAAGCTGGTAAACATCCGCACCAGGTCACAGTAGTTACAAAAGGAACTAGATACGCAGTGGCCATAAATTTATGGGACGAGGAGCCTTATAGTAAACAAATTGGTAAATTTACCATAGAAGGATAAACAACATTATATGCAATTCGGTCAAGATTTTGAAAAAATATTTTTTAGGTTATCATTAATCAAGCCTAAATATCTACAGAGTATTAAGAAAAGTTTTTATACTTCTGAAGAAATAGATCTGTTAAGTTATTTAGCTAATAAGTTTTATGATAAATTTCATGAAACACCAAGTAAAGAGCAGTTATGGTTATTGGTTAATAGACATGAAAGGGCAAAGGAAAAGATTAATGAAGATTTATTAGACCTAGTATTTAAAACAGATCTTGATCAATATGACGAAGAATGGTTAACTACTACAGCTGAATCTTGGATTAAATGGCGCACCTTTGACACCACACTAATAGATACTATAGAATTTATTAAGACTACTAAGGTAACACCTGAGAACGCAGACACTGTTATCCAAAAGGTTAAAGGTCTTATTAATGAAAGAAACAATCTTAGTTTTAATTCTGATCTTGGTTTAGATTTCTTTGATGTAGAATCACACGATCAAAAAGAATCAGAAAAGGTAAGTTCAGGATATAATTTTATTGACAGGCTTTTAGGAGGTGGATATGATAAGGGAGGTAACCTAATCGTATATGCCGGAGAACAAAATATTGGTAAGTCAATATATCTAGCAAATGATGCAGCAAACTTTGTAAAAATGGGAACCAACACTGTGGTTATTACCGCAGAAATGGCAGCTCATAAATTTGTAAAGAGAATTGGATCAAATCTTCTTAGTGTAAACATTAATGAATACGCAGAAAAAGCAAAGAATAAAGATCACATTAAAAGAAGATTAG